CCCCTTTTAAACCGTCCCATGAGGAGGGAGCATAGGACGGTCAAGGGCGAATATTGTGAAATAGCAATTAAAGTGCCTTTTGTTATATGCGCGGTATGTAGGGGATATATATATAGTGAAAAGTTTCCAATCCGGTGCCTCCCCACCCGGGTCTATCCAGAACACATACCAGCCTTATATATAACAGTAAATAGCCTTAATTACGCTAAATATTTATTTCGTGTAATTAGAGCAATGCCTTATAATTGTTGGTATTACTGGGTTTCAAGGATTGATGCATAATTAGAATAGTACAGATTACGCGAAATATACTATATATAGTAGTTATGATCCGGTTAATTGTTTTAGTTCTTGCAGCATTACTTCAGTATCTTTAACTAGATCAGCTATTGGTTTACGGTTCTCTGTAATAACTGTAGCTTCACCAGCAAGTAATTGTGCCTTGTCTATCATAGTACCTGCTACAATAGCAGAATCACGTGCTGAAGCCTTTTCGATAACTTCTGGCTGCTTTAAATGATCTATGTAAGCGGATGCAATGTCCAAAGCTTTGACAATCTGGTCTCTTTTTTTCTGCAAACGATACTGATTAAAAGTATCATCATCCATAAAATCCTTATCATTCATCAAATTGCTTATAGTTGATTGTGATATTCCTGTAGCTTTTGCAACATCATGCTGCGATAACTCAGGATTAAGATATATAAGAGACTTCACAAGCTCTCGTTTATCTCCTGGTGTCTGTTTACCTCTTGGCATATCTAATCACATCCTTTATATTTCTTTGTCTCTATCACTCTTGTAGGCTCTCTACTCACTATATCCTTATCCAATCCAATCACCTACTTTATCCCTCTACATAAAAATAAGCTGCCCATCTCGGACGGCTCCCAATAAAAAAAGAAGCCTTATTTGGGCTTCTTAAATCGTATACTTGCGTTTATTGTGTCTCTTGCCATTGACCTCAGCCAATCTGTTCTCCCGTAATATCCGAGTGTTTTTATTGCTTCGTCTAATAATTCTTCGTATCTTGCTTTACTTTCTTCTGTTTCGTGTGCTATCCTTATTTCTGTATATATACGAGGCATTATATCACCGCCTCTATTGTGTAATCTCCATTACGATTAATTAATCTAAATTTGTTGCCCTCAACGTTCCACCCGTAGAATTTGTTGTTTTTGGGGTAATCTAATTGTGCTAACAATATACTTTGCTGTATCCCTTTGTATGTCGTTAAGATGTGCTTTGTCATACTCCCTTTGCTCATTTTTACATCCCCTCTCGATTTGATATTCACATCATACCGTACATTGTACCGTATGTCAAGAGGATATTTAAAATGTTTTATGCAAAATAAAACTGCATCAGCTTTCGCCTTTGCAGTTCTGTATAACTTTCAACAATACTATTGTAACATGATGTGTATATAAAATGTGGTAATATATCGGTAATTTGTAGGTAGTTTTCAGGTAACTTTTGAGCAATATGGGTTAAGTACATATTCAAGCTTAGATTTTGCTTCTTTATGCATTTGTCTCAATCGTTCCTCTGTTACATCCTGCTTATTTGGGTATTGCTTGTTGAAGCTGATTTCAATATTTGCCCAAAATAGTCCCTCAAAGTATTTCAGATTGATTATATACCTTTCTTGCTCTGTCAACGCTTTTAACGCATGTTCAACCTGTTCCACTTCTATCTCTATTGGTGCTATTCTGCTTCTATCCTCCTTTATCCACTCTTCTAATAGTTCTTTTGTAACATCATCATTCTCGTTGTTTGCAAACGCTTCACGCTCAACCTGTGAGGTTGCGGAGTGTGCTGATGGCATCCCAATTTCACGGTTATATAGCTTGTACCCATAAAACTCTATGTTGGGATCTAATAAGATTCTTTCCCATGCCGCTATTCTTGCGTGTGTTGCATCAACGACAGCTTTTTTCTCTTTGTATGATTTAAGCATCTTCTGTATATCCAATTCCCTCACCCCCTCATATCGCGTTATACAATCTTCCGCTTACCCTTGCTATCCTGTGCGTTTCCACCGCTTGTATATCCTGTTTCTCCTGCCATTCTCGCAAGGCTTTGCGCTTACGCTTGATGTTCTCGCGTATCTCCATCATGCGGATAAATTTAGCTTTGTCCATCCCCTCACGCTCCTATCTCTTGTATCATATACTCCGCAATAACCTTTACCGCCTCGCCCCATCCGTAGCACACCGCTACTTTATACCCTTGCTTTTGTAACTGCTCGATCCACCACATTTGATTCGTGGATGGCTTATTTTTGTCAACTTTCATCTCGATGTATAGCCCATGAAATTTACCACATGGAGCAGGAAGGCATATGTCTGGAACGCCCGATTTGACACCTTCTTTTTTTAACCTGGCCGCTGTTGCAATGTTACGCTTACCACCGTTCGGTACTGCGAATAATAGTTTCAACTCCGGTGTTTTCTTTGCAGCTATTTCGGCCCATTGAAATAAAGCTTGCTGTTCAGTGGATTCGCTCATGCCCCCGTCACCTCCATCGCAAGTTGTCCAGCTTCAACCGCTTGCTGTGCTTTACTTTTATACTCTTTTCGTGGTTGGTATTGTCTGAACCCACCGTCTGGATTTGCGCCTAATAAATCGTTTGGATTAAATTCAAAATGCTTGCACTTGTTTATTCTTTTAGCCTTATCTATGTCGTATCCTCTGCCTGAGCCGTTGTTGCCGCATGGAGCGTTTGCCTCACATATCAGCATCCCGTCATAGTCCAGTGCGTTAGCGCAATACCGGCAATACTGTTTCATTCCCCCACCACCTCCGCTATTGTTGCAAGTGCTTCGTCAATCCATCTATGGTTGTCATATCCAATCTCACTAATGTAACTTAGCGTTTTAAATACCTCCCTCGCCACCTTCAACGCCTCGCGCTGCTTGCCTATAATCTTATCCCTATACGCCATCTGAATATTAGCGTCTGTTATGTCCTCGCGGAATATCTCGTTTTCTGTCGCAAGCCTTTTCCAGTGATCGTTTGTCACTTCGTAGCACCCTCGTATACGCTCATTCTCCTGCTGTAAGGCTTCTATTGTGTCAAGCAAAAACCGCATATCCTCTGGTGCATGTGCAATAAATTCTGCTGTGTCTCTTGGCGGACTGCTCCAATCCATGCGAGCTATTACATAAGTCGTTTTCCCCTCTTTTTTAACGATATCTATTTTCTTTGTAAACTGTTCATAACCCGGTTCTTCCATGTTGGTTATTTCGGTTTTCCACTTACCGGGTATCGCTTTATTTAACCGTTCTTTTATTAAATTCACTGTCAATTTCATCCCTCTACCTCCAATCCTTTCAGCAAAGCCGCCAGTTCACAGCCCTTTTCATGCCCGTATGCCTTATCTAATCCACATATAGGGCATACATCATTTTCTCTGTCCAACCGTTTCAGCATATCCGCTAGTGTAAGCGCAGTTTGGGCGGCATTACCCATGCACCCTGAATCTTTTATCGATGTACCTTTGCCAAATATTCTTCCTCGTCTACACCTATTATCTTTATTGTTACATTCGCCGCACGCTATTTCGCCTTTATTGCACCTCACTATGTCTTCTAATTGCTCTCTTCTCAACATTTCAACTCTCTCCCTTCTATTCGCCATTTCTAGTCTTAATTTTATCTGGCAATATAATTTCACCTTTGATTAATTTAAACTTGTCCATGATACCGTTTTGGCTCTTGCGTTTGATTTTATGATGTTTTGAATATTGCGGTAGATTTCAGTCTAGAACTATTGCGTGGTACTCTGTGTTTTGAATTACACCTTTCGTATCGTAATCTAGACATTCCGCACGTTGGTTCCTATGTCTACCTCTTTTTGCGGTATCTTTATTGTTTTGCTCTACTGTACCCATTTCTAAATGGTCTGGATTAATACATGATCTGCAATCACATTTGTGTCTTACAACATAGCACGGCGGTATCGCACCTTTGAAGTGTTCATAAATAAACCTGCTCAGCCTAAATGATTTTCCATCGAAGCGTATAGATGGATAATTATAAGAATCTGGCAAATAATTTTTATATATCCAACATTCTCCTAATTCTTTGTTTTGTGATTGGTATTTATAGTACACTATTATGCGGTGCTGCTTATCTTTTATTGAGTTTCTTTCGTGTCTTAATTCTTTTCTTGATTTATTTAAACAAAGTTTGCAAATTGTTTTTAATCCACCTTTGTTGGATTTTCCAGTGTAGAAATATCTTGTGGTTGCTGGTTTTAATTCTTTGCACTTTGTACACATTTTGTATTCCATTGTATATAACCTCACTTATCTCTTTTATTGGCTGCTTATATGCGGAGTTAGAAGGCTTAGTCCGCTTTGTATCGGCCAGGATACTAATATAGTTTTGGCTAAGGAGGCATTGTACACCACCTTTTATTTTATATTCCAAGCCTAGCCTCCATCAGCGTTGGTGCGGATTTTCTTGTTATGTTGAACTAACTTCCCATATATATTTCTGTTCCGTGGGATATCTTTCGGCCATTACTCTAGGCCTACTTGGCACATCCCACCCTTTAGGCTTATACTCCGTTTGACCAATTACGTGATACCCGGCTGCTTTCAGGCTTGTTCCCGGTTCTGATATGAGAGTATATGTAATCAGTCTTTTATACCCCATTGCTCTAGCTGCTCTCCATGCAGCTGCGTACAGTTTACTGCAAGCATCTTTGTAGCCATCAAGTACACAGGTTCGCAGGACTTCGAGCGTGTAGCCATCATCATTGTGCCTTGCTATTGGTCTGCCTACCATACAAACGCCTATAACCTTCTCACCGTCATTTAAACCGATGCTATATTTATGACCTACTGGAGCTACGTTGTGCCTATGATGCTCATTTACAAAAGCCTGTGATTCTTTCAATGTTATAGGCTGTAATTCAAGCAAATTTCTCACCCCTTTACTTCGCACTTTTTATATTTGACCAGTCCTTTTATGGCGCATTAACTAACCTTCATTTCAACTGTTACGATCGTGTCGTTTTTTGCTCCACCATGTGGAATGAGCAATATTTTAACGGCTTCAAACCCTCTTGATTTACTCATGCCCATGCTGTTCCAGCCAAAACTAATTACTTTCCCACCTCGCTTGCATACCCTGGCAATTTCGTCTTTTGGTTTAGAATAAAAGTCCATTTTTGTATTGTAGGCTGCTATGCCTATGCCCTGATAACACTCCATTACCTGTCTCATGCTATATGGTGGGTCAAACAATACACCATCAGCATAATTGTCTGAAAATTGCTTTAAAAAATCTATTGCTTCCATGTGGTAATTAGTATCACAAGCAGTGTTCAAGTCATTTGTAATAGTGGCTATTTTGCTATTTCTTGCAAATGGGTCTAACCAAATGCCGCCAGCTATTTCTTGCTTTAATAGTTCTTTTATGGGCTTTATTGAAAACGTCTCACTGTTTGGCATTGCCCATTGCCGCATAATCTCCAATGCTTTCACCTCACATTTACCTCGCAATCTTTTTAAACTTTGAATCAACTCACCTTATGTAATCCCGTCTGTCCCATATAAACCTCTGCCACACTCATTATTTCATCCGCAAACTTATACACGTTTTCCCTTGATACTTCCAGTTGTGCGCCCGTCTGCCGATTAATTATCCAAAGCGAATCTTTCTCGATGGCATAAGCAATTTCAGGGAAATCAGATTGAATCGTTATGATGTGTCGGCGTTCTTCGGCTCTGAGCAGGTCGTTATGCGATATTTTCATCCGTCAAATTCCTCCTGATCTGTTAGTGTGCTTTTTCTTTTGTGCCTTTCAATCTCCTTAGGAAGGTTATATCCATGCGGGTCAATGCTTAATTCCCTGCATTTTGCTATACAACTTGTCATACCTGCCGTTGACGTTCTATTCATGAGTAAATCTCTTACCACACACCAATTACATGTTCTTTGCCTATATGCTTTTGTCGTGCAATCAATAAAATTTCTTAGTATTCTTAATGTTTCTTCTTTGTCCATATGTCACCTCACAAATTTTAAATTCCCTTTAATTATTTCACGCATTATTTGACATTTGCGCTGGTTGCTCACCTGTTTCAATTGTTCAGCAGTTATCGTAGATTGCATAATTTAAACGTCCTCCTGTAATATCTCAGATATATGTATCCAGTAGGACCGTTCCTTTGTTTCCCTACTATCACCTTAATATCAAAGTTGTCCGCTGCTTCATCGGTTTCTTTGGGTACATGAAGGAATATTACGTTATCCGCATCCTGCTCAATACTTCCGGACTCTCTTAAATCGTGTAACTCTGGTTCTCTAAATGTTTTTGCGCTGTCTCTTGATAATTGGCTGAGTGCTATGACCGGTATTGAAAATTCAAGTGAAATTTCTTTGAGCTGCCGGGATATATCCTCAACCTCCTGCCTTCTGCTCTCTGTCTTTTTCATACTCCGGCATAATTGGAGATAGTCCACTATAAGCAAATCAATACTCCTTTTGTTTTTCAACTCTCTGCAATATGCCCGGATTTCTTGAATAGTTGCAAGTGTGTCGTTTAGTTCTATTGGCATATTTTCAATCTCTGTTAGTATTCCGGTAATTTTGGGCCAGTCTGAATCAACAAGACTTTTACAGAATCTCAGTTTTTGTCCATCTACCAAAGCAAGATTTGAAAGGATCCTTTTAGCAATTTGAACCTGTGACATCTCACGTGATACAAATAAGCATTTACAGTCCTTCTTTGCCAGGTTCAACATGAGCTGCAGTGCAAAGGCGGTTTTACCTACTCCGGGACGTGCGGCTATTATTGTGAGTTCTTCGGGGTGAAGCCCTGCGGTGATCTTGTCCAAGTCATAAAACGCTGTGAAATATTTCTGCTCGTTTGGCGCGTTGAATTTATCCTCAATATCATCCATTACCGCCATCATTATAGTTTTGAGGCTATTGTCCGTTTTTTTGTTGTCATATACGGCAATATCAAACGCCTGTAACACATCACTTTTTAACTCTACTGCATTTTCAAAGTGTTCACCCTCTGCCATTTCCCTTGCTTTCATGGAAGCCTTAATAATTTCACGGCGCATTGTATAAGTTTTCAAGATACCCATGTAATGTTCCATGTTTTCAGGAGTCGAAACGTAACTTGCGAGGCCTACAACTATTTCAAGTGCGTTATCAATATTGAGTGCATCCGATACGGTGAATTCATCAACTGTAGATTTATGCTCGTGAATCTCCCTGATTGTTTTGTATATTTGCCGGTTGACTTCGCTCATAAAGTCAAGTTCTGATAATTTCAAAACATAGTCAAGCTTTCCCATCAGTAAGCAGCCAAGTACACTTTTTTCAATTTCTGGATTGTTTGGTAACATGTAATCACTCCCCCGGTTTATAATTTGTCATATCGCGGTATTTACTTTGTTGTTCTTTAGAATCAGAATGCTCCCATGTCCTTACCGCGGCTTTCCAATCTTTCATTTTGTTTTTGCCAATCATCCATCCTTTGCTTGAATAAAAATCTAACCATTTTTCAGGACTGACTTTATTATCTCGTTCTCTGCAATATGATTTAATTTCTTCGATAGTTGGTGGGGCAAATACAGATATATCTTTTTTCTTATCATTCTTATCATTCTTGTTAGTTGTTAGGTCTTTGTTACCCGTTTGTTGATTGCTTTGTTGATTGCTTTCTGTCGACTGGTACAACTCCCAATTTAGAACAGTTACAAGCCTTGACTCCTTTGTTGATTCGTATGTTAGAAATTCAAGTTTTTCAAATCTAACAAAGGCAGTGCGTATGTTTTGTATTGAAACACCTTTGCCGCATTCTTTGCGTATTTTTTCAAGGCTTGTAATCTTTTGCCCAGGCCTACACATATATTTTTTGCCTTGCCATTCCCATTCCTCAGTATCATGGTTTACCATGCATAAAAGGGTGACAAGAATGGTTTTTTGTTCTGGTGTTGATAATTTCCATATTGGCTTTTTTATAAGCTCACGGTACAACTTTATCCATCCCTCAATGATTAATCACCCCCTAAGAGGGGTTGTTAGCCCCTCATTTATCTAAAATGGCAACTCTGTGTTATTGTAAAAAGCCTTGTAAATATACTCATACTGCACGCCTGTTATTTGCCCGAAATAAGTTGATTCAATTTTGCAGTCAAAAAGCCTTCTGGCAATCGGTATAGGTATACATACGGGCGTTCCATCTTCGCCAACACAGAATAGTAAGTCGAAGTACCGATCATCACCATCACGCTCGCCAAATTTCTTTACATAAACAGAATTGCGATAGTCACCGTTGCACAATTTAAGAAATTGCTTTGTTTTGGCAACATTTTCAGTACCTTCAATGATGGATAAATCAAATTTCAATTCTACTGGAATCTTTATGCCACACTTTTCAAGTTCCTCATGGATGACTTTGCGGTATTCATTTAAAGTTATTTGTTCCATTTTTCCCCCACCTTTCATTCATTCCCGCAATTTCCTGTGGTGTCATAGTCTCAATGCCCAGTTCCTTTGCTTCGCTTGCTATCCCGTCTATCAAGGTTGCCATTTGCTTACTGTTGTATTGACTGGAGCCTATCAAGATTCTGAAATGCTTGAACGCCTTCCCATTCAACTCACTTTCCCCCACCTCCGCGCAATGGTTCCTCGTGGCTCTGTAGATCATGGGTGCAGCTTCGGCGACTACGGACAATAACTCCGGCTCATGCTGCCCGTATCGTTTCAGCATTTCGATATACACATCATCCTCTGGTGTAGGAGGTTGCCATGCTTTAGCTATCTTGCCGATTAGCACCCAGCAATAAGAGTTAGAATCAAGGCTGCGTTTCCTGCTTTTCTTCTTCAACTCCACTTCAAGCTCACCTTTCTGCAATATCTCCCTACACTCTGCTACTGCTGATATTGCCTCTTGGCGGGTACAGGAGAGGGTGAGGGTGAGTTCTGGGACGTTGGTGTCGGTGAAAGAGAGGCGGATAGATTTAGATATGGCTTTCATATAACTTCTATGGACATTATTGCGTAACCGTCTATAATGCCCATTTGCCCCTCTAAAATGTATGTAACTTTTACGTGGAGTTCATCGCCTGTATATTGCTGCGTGTCAGGGTTGTATTCAAGGAGATTTAATATGTCGCCCTTCTCAAATCCTCTGTCATTTTTACGATATTCAAATGTCTTATCCCCACCCTTGATAGCTTGAAAGTATTTAGGCCATGTTTTCAATTGGTGCATCATAAATAATTCCTCCCAAACATTTTTAAAAATTCATTCCTTGAATACACTTCTTCAAATCTCTTTTGTGCTTCTCTATGTAATTCATCCATCAGTACCCTGTCAAAATGCACACCTGCGCCGCCTGTATGGTGTTTGTGGCATAGATACACTTTTAGACCGTATAGCTCGGATATGGGGCGATTGGCACCGCCGAAACAGTGATGTGATTCAAGGGTTAGGACAGTGCCACATACCCAACATTCTTTTGTGTGCTGCATGGTTATCTTTTGTACTTTATGTGTCTGCCTTTTGTGGGTGGGCTTTGGTATAGGATGTACGTTCATGCCAAAGCCTTGTAAAAACTGTCATACTTGTCTATGTAATCCCACCGATCAACAAACTTATTATATTTACTGTCCTTGCCTATACACATTGATATAAGTTTCAATTCATTTGATGGAATTATAAACAGCCTTTCGGTTTTCCCGGATTCGCCAAGAGCAAATATCATATAAATATCACACAATGGGATTTTTTTATTGATACCAAAAGTATGTACCCTAGAGCCTCTTAAAAGCCATGGTCTGCCAACTTTAACATCAATCCTTACATTGCTATTTACCAATACATCAAATGCACATTTACGGCTCATTCGCTCAATTTTATAGCCTCTATCTTTCAGCAGATCAATTGCTATTTCTTCATATGCCCATCCGGTTTTTGACTCAGAATCTTTAATTTTCAAACCCAGCCTATTCGCCCAATATTCATACCCTCCGCTACGAACTATACCGTTGTGTAAAGGATCGTTGTGTCTTAAGTAAAGGATTTCGTTTCTTGTTGGCATATAGTCTATTTTAAGTTCGGATTTTACTTGTAAGATTCTTTGTTCTATTAATTCGTGCGTCCATTGAGTTCCGTGAGTGTAACCCATTTTATCCTCCTGTACTGACTTTTTATATGTGGGAAGTCTAACCCTTACTTAAAAGGTAATTCATCATCTTCATCCATCGGCTCAAACGCTACATTGTTTGGCTGCGCATTTCCTTCGCTCTTCCTGCTTTCAGCAAAATAACATTCCTCTGCATTTACCTCAGTAACATAATGTTTCTTGCCCTCATTATCATCCCATACCCGATTTTGCAGACTCCCAAAAACTACAACCTTCAAGCCCTTTGCAAAATACTTGCCGCAAAATTCCGCTGTATTTCTCCATGCAACAATGTTGAAAAAATCAGCCTTTTTTTCTTCACCCTGTTTGGCGAATCTGCGTTCTACAGCAATACTAAAACTGCAATGCGCTGTATTATTAGTGGTGTAACGTAATTCAGGGTCTTTGGTCAATCTACCCATCAATATAACTTTGTTCATTTTGCCTCCTGACTTGCCTTGTATCGTTTAGACACGCATGATTGGCACAAGTTTTTCTTATAATATTTCTGGCTGCCCTCTATAATCTGAGCAATTGTTTTCTTTGATGTGTCCTTGACTTCAAGTCCGCAATCTTCGCAGTGATAAACCTTTTCTGCTGGCGGGTTGCTAGACCTTTTCTCTGCAAGTTCGTGCGATTCTTTGTCGGGGTCTGCCATTTCCTCCGTGGGGATACAAAATGCCTGAAAACAAGCATATTTCATTGCAATAGCCATAGCCTTATTAGTTGCCTTGTCTCCACTGTCCATACCCTCACCGACTACCACGGCGGTTACGTTTGAACCGTCTTCGGCATAGAATGTGTATTTGATTTTGCAGATAGAATAGATCAATGTGCTGCCCTGTTTGCTTAATCTGTCCTCTCTTATGTGTTCCATGACTTCCGGTACAATAAAGACTTTGTGCTTGACAAGTAGAGGCTGCAAAGCGTTCATAACATCATCTATGCCTCTATACATAAACCCTTGCTGCTGATTTTTTTTGTCTTTGCTGATTGCGCCAATTTCGCCCATTACACCGCAGATTGATTCGTATATGTTCATATTCTCACCTTATCCTCATCTGTACATCTTCGTAAAATTCCACACCTGGGATTGCCATATTACCCTTGGAAGCCTTTGCAAACTTGTCCAATGCCGACATATCAACAGGTCTTAGCATTGCCCCCATGACCGTTATGGGAACGAGGGAATCATTTGTGATGCGAGCCTTCCATACCCTTATTGCTGATGTGCCTGCGGTTTTCTCTTGCTTGATTTCGGGTATATACATGGTTTCAGCTTTGGCAGCTTCTTCAACAAGGTATTCAGCATGTTCACTCATTCCTTCTTTTTCTGCTTCCTCTGCCAGTTTCATAAGTCTTTCAGCTTCTTCACGTTTAAAGTGTTCAGCTTCTTCTCTTTGGATTCTTTCTTCTTCCATCTTCTGCCTCTGATATGCTGCCATCTTGCCCTTTAAATCGGTTTCAGCGGATGAAAACGGTGCAAGAAGTTCCTTTTCTTTAGCACATATATCTTTGTGCTGTTTGGCTGCGGCTTCTTTGAGAGGCTTCCAATAGTCTGTGATTTGATTGATTCTGCCCTTGATGTCCTTGCAAAGCTCGGCGGCGTTTGCATAGGTCTGCTGATCTGTTACGGTGAATTCCTTTGATTGCTGGACAGCCAATGCCGCCCAATCCCTTTGAGTTGATTCAGTTAATTCGTTCATTATTTTTACCCCCTAATATTGATAATACTTGCTCTTCAAATCGTCTATTTGCCTGTCTTTGTCTGCCAAATCATCCTCCAACTGCTCCACCGTTTCAGCCTGTTTCCTCTGCCACTCTTTCAGCATGTCCAGTATGTCCTGTAGGCTCACGTTGGTAGGATAGTTGTGTATGTCTATGGTTATGTCAGTCATTCCAAATCACCTTCATATTTCTTGCCACAGAATGGGCATTTTGTTAGCAACATAGGAACTTCAATCTGCTTCATCCTGCCACTCTTGGTGACCTTTTCACATGTAAAATTTAAGTAAGTCCTACCGGAAAGCAGTTCTACTGGTGGGAAAACATTTTTATAGCTGGAATATGCTGCGGCCACCTTCTTTGCTGCCTCATTGGCACAATTACACTGTTTCATCCCTCTTACCCCCTTTTCGTATATTTATACATTTACCGTATATTTGCGTTTCCACTTGACCTGTGCTATACTCTGCTTAGTTGTTTAACTTTGCCGCTTGTGTGAGCGGCTTTTTCTATTTGATTAACCATTCGCCATGCAGGATTTCATGTGCTGTAACCGCTGTATCAGATTGGTCTATCATTGCATATGGATGGTTAACTCCAGGCTCATACACTCGTGTACCAAATCCCTTAGACTTGCACTCCACCGTCTTGCCTTCACTGTACGCCTTGACCGCCTCCAAAAATGGCACAGGCTGGGGGACAAGTTCCCAATCATCGTCATAATTACCGGTTGCAAACGGATGGCCCGGGTTATAGTGGATGGTAAATATTTCTCCGACTTTAGGCACTCCACTCAACCATGCAAGGTGCCCATTTTCGTCATAACCCAAAACGCCTCCAAACCGCTTGTTTTTAAACTGTAGCCTTGGATTTTCATACAGTGCCTTGATTACTTCCCAGTTTTTCATTTCAACCCTCTCCCCCTTCACAATTTAATATCAATATGCCTCTCCTTGCTCCTTATCGGCTTGCTCGCCTCCTGCTTCTTCCGTGCCTCCTGCTTGTCCAATGTCTCATTAACCACGCAGAGTATGTATCCTGTTCCACCACCTATCATCATGCACAGGATTGTGACGACAAGCACTCTGATAAACGGGTGTAGATCGTGTAAAATCATGGTGAGACCTCCCTATGCATAAATGGTTACATCTAAGTCTTTGCTTCTGCTCTTTTTGTGGATTCGCATAATGATGTACTTTCTGACCCCGCCAAACTTCTTGACCTGCATTTTCTGCCATGCTACAGCAAACCTCCTGCGGTTGAATGCGTGATTTTCCTTTGTGCTATAGACCGCGTTTTTTACCTTAGTTCTTAGAATTGACCTCATTGACATATAATGACCTCCTAAATTTATTAGCCTTTCGGCTTGTGGGGATGCTGGATTTGAACCAGCACACGCCGCATTGTGCCGCGCTGTGCCTACTTCCCCATGTAAAGCGGGTAGTTAGCCCGCTTATTTGCACAGTCACTACATTCAAACAAATCCAGTAGGATATCCGATTACCACTGACCTGCAGCGTGGACTTTCAGCCGTACCGCTTGCATAACAGACTGTGCAATGCCTTATCAAGCGTTCCAGCCAATCGAACCAATCGAACCCGAATATTGCCTCCATAGGCTTCCTCCGACACTTTTATTCTTTAGCCCTCGCAACCGACCATGCGCTCCGTAATGTAGGCTTGGTAGCAGGCTTTATGGATGAACCCGCCAGAACCGCTTAGAAACTTTACAAATGAAATGTAATTATCAGCCGGCTTTATTTGTCCGGCACATAAAATCACCTGCCTTTCCTTCAAACTTTCTTGTTTTTGCGAATTAAATTATCCTCTGCTGGACATTGGCCAATCTATGGTTTTCTGCAATTTTGATGTATTCAGGATTCAATTCAAAGCCTATAAAATTTCTCTGATTTCGCATTGCTACCATTGCCGTTGTTCCGGATCCCATGAACGGATCAAGAACAAGCCCACCTGGAGGACAACCAGCAATTATGCAAGGCTCAATCAGTTTAGGCGGGTATGTAGCAAAATGAGCTTCGACAAATTGAGAGGTAGCAACCGTCCAAACAGTTCTCTTATTTCTCGTATCACTGCATATTACGGCCTTCATGTTACCATTCGTTTTAGCCCCAGCATTCGCCCTTGTTGATCCTTTTTGTCTTTCAATATCTTGTAGCGCTCTTTGAATTGAAGATGTCGCAATCGGTTCTTTAATAGCTTCATAGTCATAATAATATTTCCTACTCTTACTCATGAGAAAGATGTATTCGTGGCACTTTGTAGGCCTGTCTTTTACGGAATCCGGCATGCATGCTGGCTTGTGCCAAATAATATCTGATCTCAGCCACCAGCCATCAGCCTGCAAAGCAAATGCTACCCTCCAGGGAATACCACATAAATCTTTTGGTTTTAGACCTTCAGGTGTTTGTGGTCTCATTCCTTTTCTTGCCCGTCTTGTTGCCTCTTTTGCACCCTCAATGTGGATATTATCACCCATAGTTCCAGGAGCCGTTGAACAGTAGCTATCTGCAAAATTTATCCACAGTGTGCCATCTTTCCGTAGTACCCAGCGAACCTCCCGGAATATTAAAACGATATGTCCAATAAACATTTCTATTGTTGGCTCTAATCCTAGGCAACCAGTCCATTCCGGTATAAAGACTTCAGGCAATCCAGCCATTGGCGAATAATGAACCTCAGGCCAGTGCGTAGGCTGCAAATTATAATCCCTTAAATTCCAATACGGCGGAGAGGTTACGCAGCAATTGACGGAGCAATCGTCAAGCAGTTTCATCCCTTCCAAACAGTCCATATTGTGTATCTGATTAATTGCTAGCATCTACCTCCCCCTCCCTTATCTCCCTACACCGCAGCCCTGTCGGTGTCTCTCACACTTCCCCTTCGTTCGCCGTAATGGTGTCCAGGAAAGCGCCTTCCATATGCAATTTTCAAGGTACAATGTGGGGCAGATACGCTCTGCCGGGCGGGGAACACTTCATGTCTGGTTGCTTGCCGTTTCGTCCCTTCGACACTATAACCGATACCAGCTTCGGGGGCTTCGTTCAGGACTTCCTAAAACCCATGCGCCATTCTCGTTTTTTGATAGTCCGCGTAGTATTGGGGCGGGATAAGCTCCCGTCGTGCTTTTGCTGTACAGTTTGTCCTATTTTGCAGACAACTTTTAAGCCCTCCGGAGAGGGTGAATGTTTGCGTGGTTAGGCTGATTTAAGCTTTTCATAGAAATACTTCTGGCCTTTTCCGGTAATCCGAATTGTAAATTTCATAATGTCGCCATCCTCAGGCGTGCTTATTGGAGTAATCTTGACCTTGAAAAGTCCCATCTTGACATATTGAACTTTTGCATCCCACTGCGGTTTACGCTCTTTTGTGCGGTAAATATAGTCATGCACATGGAGCCATGAAAAGAATTGGTCTTGTCCTATTTTAATACCGTCATTGGCAAGAAGTTTGACATAGTCTCTGATAAGGATAGCACCCTTACTGTTGCCAACTGTCTTGCCAAACTCTGCGGCTGGGGTTAATTCTTTGATTATGTCGTCTCTTTCCTTTATACCGGATTCAAGGGAAAGTATCTTTTTATCAGCCATTTTGACAGCTCTTGCCATGACAGCCTCAGGAGTGTTCCATTGTCTTTCAAGTTCGATAAAATACTGTCTGGCTTGCTTACCCTTTTCGGTGCGCTGAATCATGCAGAGTTCTTTTGCCATTTCAACGGTGATTTGGTGATCTTGCTTGTTCTGTCCTCCGTGACTTTCGCTTTCCAAATTTGGAAGGCAAGTTTGGAAGTCGATGTTTTCATTAAATCCATACTCTGTCATTCTGTTAAACCATGTTGTATAGTTACTTTCCACTTCAAGGAATTCATGCAATGTTCTTGCTGATACCGTCTGTCTGTCGTTGTCATAGTTAATTGGAATTAGATTATTCATATTTGTACCTCACATTTCCATATTTCTACTTTTGTGATAATATTGTGTCGAAAGGGGGTGATAATGTGACTAAACCTGTAAATGTAAAGCCTGGCAACAATGTTCCTAAATCGGGTCAGTATGAGTTAACTGGAGTACACGGTGGGCATTTAGGTAAAGAGGCAACCCTTGTTAAAAACGAAACCGTACCTCCTACCCCAAAACCTGGACAATCTTATACATTAGTTGACCCGACAAAGAACAATTCAGGCAAGTAATTCTCTAAGCTCTCTATTCACAGTAGAGAGCTTCCCTATTTATCAGAAACCAAGAATCCTTCTGTATCAAAAGTATCGGGCAGTAATTCGTAAATATTTTCTACGGTTATTGAATTTGATGCGATTGTTTTTGCTTCTTCCAAACTGGAAGCTACTAAGATATGTCTTTTTGATTTGTTGTCCGTTGCAAAGTAATAATTCATTGTGATTCCTCCTTTCCTTTGATGATTATTCATTAGCTTGTCCTCGCTTTTTGGTATATTTCTGAATTTGGTTGGATATATTAATATTGGGTCATGCTGTCCAATTTTCTGGACGGTCAGATAAAAAAATATAGTCAAATGTAATTTTATCCAAATCCTTTGATTTCGACCTGAGAAGCACAAGTATTTTCCTTGCCTCTTTTGCTGTAAAGTCTACATTTTCGTTTAATTTATTGGAAATAGATGTGCGAGAAAGATTAATGTCTTTTGCGAACTGTCCCAAAGAATCGTATCCCGCAGTTGTAATTGCTGCTTTTAGATTACGAAGCACATTGGCACCCCCTTTTTATTGAATTTTGCTTGTCCAACTTACTGGACAATTTCAGTATAGCACGTGCCTTTTTTACTGTCAATGCATTTCCAAAAAAATATTTATTTACAAACTGTCCAGTTTTGTGTACAATAAAAAACGAGAAATGGAGGAAAGATAAATGCAAGATATATCAATTGAAATTGGAAAAAGATTAAGATTATTAAGAGAAGAAAAAGGATTAAGCGTTAGGGATGTTGAAGCAAAATCAAACGTTCCAAAGTCTACAATAGGCCTGTATGAAAATGGAGAAGTTGACCAAAAAATAAAAGTGTTAAAAGCTTTAGCGGATTTTTACAACGAAGATATGGAGTGGGTTATAGCTTTAACAGATAAGAGAAGGTGATTATATGTCTAAAACACGCAACCCAAATGGAGTTGGAAGTTATTCAAAGAGAAAGGACGGACGATCTAGGTGGAGACTAGAAAAGAATGGACGCAAATGGGATTTATCAGCAAAAACCCCCTCGGAGCTTCAGGCAAAAATAAATCAAGTTTCAGACGCCCCAGTTACAGACAATAAATATACTGCCGGCAAATGGTTTGATAAATGGCTTGAAAATTATGTTAAGTCTCTAAAAAAAGCCGCAACATATAACCAATACGAAAGCATCTACAGAATGCACATCAAAGATAGAATAGGTTCATATAGAATTGCAGACATAAAATCTATCGATATTCAAAATGTAATTACTCACATGCACAAAAACAACATGAGTACAAAAACAATGAAACACGCTAAAACTGTAATGAATAGTGCATTTGCAAGGGCTGTCAAAAATAAGATAGTAAATGAAAATCCGGTTAAAGATATTGAAATACCTTCAAAGCAAGCTAAGCCCAGGAAAGTATTGTCATACGAGGAATTATCGAAACTGTTTAAAGCTATGAAAAATTCCCGCTGGTTATGGGCTATAAAATTTATGCTTGTAACTGGCATGAGGCGTGGAGAAATATTGGCTTTGAAATGGTCTGATATTGATTATGGGAATAAAAGAATAACTGTGGATGAATCCAACAGCGTAACTGGTCTGGGCGATACCAAAACTAGGATACATTATATACCCTTATCCGATAAGGCAATTTCTTATCTTAACGGACAAACAGAGCAGATAAAAAAGGAATGTAACCCCAATATACTAAATAAAGACGGTACATTTAAAGAAAACTTAAAAGGATCTGATTGTCTTGTTTTTCCAACTCAAAAAGGTAAAATGATAAGTCCGAATACTTTTTACCATACAATGTGCCGTTATGCTGGACAAGCCGAGATAAAAGCCACACCTCATTGTCTAAGACACACCTTTGTATATTTGTCTCGGAACACATTGTCGTTGAAGGAGCTACAAAACATTTTGGGACACGATGAATCAACAACGACACTTGATATATATGGTGACATTTTAGACGAATCTACCAATAAAACTGCCGCACAGATAGATGAAATATTTAGCCAAGTGGATGAAGAATTTAAGAAGTTGGAAGAAAAGAAAAAACCAGCCTCATATTTAAGACGAGTAAAATAATGTCCCAGAATAATCCCACTTTTATTTAAATAATGACTTGAATCTAACCCATATATTGTAAACTTAAAAACCTTTAAATTGGCTATTTGTAAAGCGTTGAATGCAATTTGTAAACTATTAAAAACAAGGACAAGCTTGGTTCGGGACCAAGAGGCCGTGGGTTCGAATCCCGCCACTCCGACCAGTTGATAATAGCGGGCTACGAGATTTCGTAATCCGCTATTATTTTTATAAATACCCCAGTTTTACCCCAGTTATATTATTTTGCACTTAGACCATCGTTTAAGCATCCTTTATAAATAGTTTTTTCTGATTCAAGTTGATAATCGGATACTAATTTTTCATATGCAAGGAAAAGTTTCAATTGCGATTTTGATAAAGTCTCTTTGAGTTTACTTTCTGCCGAAATAACAGATAGATTAATATCTTGTATTGGCGCACTTCCTGAGATAATTTCCTCACATCTTCTTTGAATGAATTCCTGAAACGCTTGACTGTTTAAAATTTCGTTCATAATGAATTCTCCTTCTGCTAATTAATTTAGTCCGAACATGTGTTCTTATTTTACTCCTGTCATTACTGGATTGCAATACCAATAATATTATTATAATCCGTCCATAGGCCCATTTACAATAATCTATAAGCCTATATAATTCGACATAATATGCACAAATGTGAATTAAAATTGCTTGCGAGAATAGACATGGTAAGGCGTGTAGACATTCGACAAAATGTGACGTTACAGAAATTTAATTATTGTAAGATATGGCTTGAAAGGCGGACGGTTGTAAGTGTTTAGCCATACCCGTTACTTACAAGGTAACAATCGGCTTTAAATTCCAATATTTATGGTAAAATCCCCATGAGGGATATCATAATGTTTAAATGGCGCCTTAAGAAAATCCTAAGAAACAAAGAAATGACACAATCTGAATTTTCAAGAAGAACCGGCATGAGAAAAGCTACTGTGTTTTCTTATTGCCATGGCTATGTTAAGGAAGCCAGAATAAAGGATTTACATGCAATGTGTAAAGAGCTGGGTTGTCAAATATCTGATATTATCGAGTATGTTCCTGATAAAAAGTAATTGACTTTTGTAAAATAATGTTATATTATGCCTTTCATACCATTTTATTTTCCCGCCCGGTTGTCCGCCGGGTTTTTCTTTGCACAAAAAAATAGCCCTCCACCGATTAAGGCAGAGGGTATGGGTAGGTCATTCAGCTTTCTTATCCTTCGTGAAAAAGTATGTAACTATCATAGTCGTGCAATTTGAAAATAGTAAAAATACCTTTTCGTCAATTGCCCTTCCACTTAGAACAATAGCAATCATGGTGAACACAAGCCCTATTGTTACAATGCTCTTTACATCAATCAGCCTTGCAATTTTCTCTCTCATTTCTATTCCCCTTTCATATCATAATTTTTAAACTTTAATAGCAGATAATATATGTCTTTGTCTACCATAGCCTTATTCAACCATTTTGCTTCATCCGTGAGTATCTTGCCAACAGCGTAAGATAGGACATCTTGTATGGTTTGCTCTTTGGTTGGCACATAAGCTATGCCGAAATATTCACATATTCCTTTGCAAATTTCATCGGCGCATTCTTGTCTGAATGAATCCGTCATCAAGAGTTGAGCTTCTGCAAGGTTGTCCATAAACGCACATTCTACCAATACGGCTGGCATATCAGTTTCACGCAGCACATAAAAGTTAGCAGTCAATACGCCCCTATCCTTCTGCTCCGTACCTTTGATTAGTTGTCTGTGAATAATAATTGCGGCTGTGCTGCTTTTTACTGATCCCGGGTAATGATATGTACTCACGCCATGCTGATTGCCCCATATACCGTTTAATGCGTTTGCGTGGATAGAAATATAAAAGTCTGCTTTTGCGTTATTAGCGGCATCTGTGCGTTGCTTAAGTGGCGTGTCTGTATCGGTTGGAGCAACCATTAAAGTTTTAAATCCGCATCGTTCAAGATTTACTTTTAGCAGATCTGCAACCGCCCGGTTAAATTCATTTTCATGCATATACTGAGTTGTGCCAGGGAAAAACGGAGTGCGCTTTCCTGGGGTTTCCATGCCGTGACCATCGTCAATAGCTATTAATTTGCTCATCCTATATTCCCCCAATCACTTTCCCGACATATTCGGGTCCTAATATCACTGCCAACAATACAACAGCAATGATAAATACTGATACCGTAAGCATCTTATCAAATATACTTTTCTTGCCTATACTGTCTACCATGATAGTGAGTTTCAATACTGCATCTTCTACTGAATCTATTCGGTCTGAATGGTTGTTCAATCGTTGCTCCGTTCTATTCATGCTCTCATCTACTCCTTTGTGTATTGCCTTGCAAGTTTCGCCCGATACATTCTCCATCTTGCACCGCCTTTCGTTATGTGATAATATTGATAAACCTTCCTTTGTTAGCGCACCGCCGACAAAAGGAGGGCATAAATAAGCCTCCTTGGTCTGAACACCTTGGAGGCTTCTGAGTTTAAACCTACAAATCAATCGCCCACTTTGTTTTTAATACTGCTAATTGTGCTCTCGACAGAATCATATGGCAGCCCTGCAAGCTTAGATAAAATGGAAAATGTTTCATCAGTCAACCTGCTCAACGTCTTTTTCCATTTCAGTTTGCCTTTGTTTTCACCTGACTTATAGCGCTCTTTTGAGGATACTTGCTCAATTAAACTTGTAATATCTGCGGCATAATCGATTACTTGATTTACAACCTGAAACTGCGACACAGTTAGATCGTAACCGGCAAACTTTCCATACTTCGTCTTGCTTCTATATGCGCTGAACGCCTTGCCAACAAAGTACACTTGATTCAATATGCCCTCAACAATGTCCATCGGTATATTCCACTTGTCCTCATCATCATCCTTTCCCTTTATTTTGTTCCTCAATTGGTCAACGCTTTGCTCCATCAGATTTGCAATGACAAGTATCGTCACAAGCTTTTTAGAAGCTCTGGCGAAATCCTTTGGGGTCTTATCGCTCTGGCTATACTCTAAAACCGCCTGTGTTGTCGAATTAAACATGATGTTAGTCTGTGACGTAAACATTGTTGCAGCCCGTGTAAACAAGCCTTTTGACCGCGCTATTGACGATCTGTCGTACATAGTTGATGCGGAATTGGTGTGCCGTACAATTTCTTCTGTCTTTCTTGCTACCCTAGTTAATAATTCACTTTCCGTCAACGAAGGGTTCTTTTCTTTAATCGCCATCTTAACGGCATTCCAAGTTTTATTCAATATCTGTCTGTCTGCCGCGACTATGCCCTTTGTAAGAAGCTGCGGAATATCCTTATAGTTTCCGAACAGCCGCCTTATTCTGGCAATCTTACCTATCTCGCCTAATTCAAGTGAAACATTACCGACCGCACGTTCTGCTAGTATAGGCGAATACTTTTTAATTTCATCAAACGCCGATTTGGTAAATTGCGCCTTTAGCAGATATTTAACTGGTATTTCGTTTGTTTCAAGCGCATAGGCTGAAAACTGTTTTAAAATCGTGAATGGATTTAGCCCTAATGCGGATGAAGCAAATTTATTCTGCAAGGTGTACCCTAGCTTATCAATGAACTCCATATCAGTAGACTTTGTTTCAATGTCCTGCAAATATTTATTAAGCTGTGTATAAATATCATACATTCCAACTTGGCGATATGAGTTTTTCAGTTTTGGGTTCTCCACCAGCATCTTTGCGTTCCTTAAAGGCTTTGCAAGCCCGTAGTATGACGATACCTTTTCAATGTGTTCTACTAATACACGGAAAATATCATCCACCACAATAGGGGTAGATGCCTTTACACGCTCTTTTAACGCACCCATTCCTTCAAGGGATACACTGTTTGACTTGTTCCGCATTTTTAAGTAATCCCTGTCAAGAAAGTCCTTGTGTCTCTTGATCGGTATATAGCCTTTTCTTTGCGGTATTAGTTCATATCCATTGAGTTCAAGGAAAACCTCATTCATTCTCGGCCTTGCGAAATCAAGAAAATACTTTGTTGCAAGATCAGCAAATTGTTTTTCTTCCTTTGACATGCTGTTGGCGATTGTTTCAATATCTGCCTCTGTTAGCTTAACGATCTGGCTTAGATTCGTTCCAAACGATACACCGCTTCTTAGCATACTCCTTTTTGCATCTGCATCTAGTGAAGCTAGAAATATATACATCCTTTCCGATTTAGTAATTTTGATCTTAGTTATTATCTGCCCGTGCTGCTTCGCTATCGGTATTTCAACCAATTCGCTGTCCTTCAGTCCTTTGTTGAAACTTCTACTCCAATTCCGTATATCACCGCCCAATCCTTCCAAAAACTTCTCAAATATAGTGTAAGCATCTTGCCTATACCTTAGTTCTGTTGAATGTCCTTCGTACATATCATCAAACAGGATTCTTTTGATTATGCCGTTATTCCTTTGGTCAGACATAATACTCAACGTTTCAGGATTTAAATGGTTATGAAAAAACTCTTTTGCAAAGCTTTTTGAAAACTCTGGCTTATTCGTGTCTATCGCCGTAGGGTCAACTTTTACTTTCCTGCCTTCAAGAACATTCTCTGAAGCTTCGTCCGCAATCTCTGCCGCATCCCTGTAACGTTCCTTCATAATAAGTTTATTCTTTAGCTTTTCAAGGTGGGCAAGGTGCATCACGGCATCATATATATTGTCAAATTCTTCTTTGGTTATCTGCGATACAGTCTTTTTACTTAGTACATCTAATTGTTTCAGCAGATGGTCAGGTATGTTATGCTCCGGGTTATCCTCTATGTACTGCTTTAGCCTCTGTAGTTCATTAAGTTTTCTTGTTGTATGACTCTTAGCGGTTGTATCAAACATAGAAAATATAAACTCAATCTGTTTTTTGTATTCTGGTCGCATATGTTTCAAGTCCAAATTCCGGAGCTTTCCAAACTTCTTATTTATTTCTGCACGTTCTGCCGCCTTTGACCTTTCAATTGCCGCCTTGTCCCGCATTTTTTCTTTAAGTTTGCCGATAGCTTCCGTTTTCTTTAATGTATACTGCTTCTTAGTGTCTTTCAGCTTCTCGGAAAATGCCTTTTTCATTGTGCCGATTTGCTCATTTTTGTCTGCGCGGAGCTTGTTAATTCTGTCTCTCAAATCCTTTTTATCAAGCTCATTCTTCCAAAATTCCTTATACTTTTCAGCATTGAGCAGTTTATTAAGCTTGTCTATCTTGGCATCATACTTTTGTGACAACTTGTCAAGTGCAGCGGTCTGCTTCTCTTTTGCAAGCCAGCGAATAGCCGCCTTTTCCTTTTTAAAGTTTTCCAAGACTTTATTCTGTGCCTTTTTCATTTTCTCGGCGAATAGCTGAAGATTAATTTTTAACAGGTGACTTCCTTTGCCGAAAAATTCTTCCTCAATCGCCTCTATGCTTTCGGTTACAGTTTCTTGCTTTGGGCCTGCGCCGGGGTAATCTTCTTGCGCGTTAACTTTGGCAGTTTCTATAGCCTTAGTCTTTGCAACGTTTTGCACACTATTTACGCCAACTGCAGCATTCTTTACTGTTTCAGTCTTTGGGTTTACAACACCCTGTGCGCCATTTTGAGCCACTTTATTTGCCGCGGGTGTGTTTACTTGCTCTGCTGCTTTAGTTACCTGTACACTGTCATTGTATCCCGTAGCTGCCTTTAATTCATCAATATTATTTTGTATCTCCGCATCTGGTGTAGGTGTGGTGGTTGTACCTTGCAATTCTGCATCGGCTTCAACTATTCCTGCTGCCTTTTTAATATCTACTTTTGCTGCTTGAGCAAGTTGTTCCGTCTGCATTCCTTCTTTAGGTGCTTTTTTAGCGTAATTTTTTAAGTCTGTTTCAGTTTGCTTCTGCAAATCAACCAATTCACTATAGCTTATAGAATACTTTGCTTTAGTATATTCTGCCGCTTTTTGGCTTGACTTATATGTTTCTGGCAAGCCTTGCGCTACTGCTAAAGTAGCATCATAGTTCTGTTCAATGAATTGTTTTGTTGCCTTCGCCTCTGCAATATTGAAAGGGACGTTAGCTCCCGCAAATAAACCGCCTGTGATACCGCCTATTAAAGCGTTGTATCCTATTTGTTTTAAGTCAATAACGCCACCCTTACCTGTCCATGGAGTGGTTTTGCCAAACGTTAGCTTCTTTACAGTTCCCATAATCGGATCCGTTACAGCTTCTTCAGCGGCTTCACCAAGTGCGGCCTTACCAGCATTTATTCCAACATTCAAAAGATTTTTCCGCATATTTGCTGTACCGTTCTTTATAACCTTGCCTAACAAGCCATCTGGCAGCATTTTTGACAACGGTTTTATAAACGCTATTCTCTCAATTGCGGCCTCTACAGTACCGCCAACGATTCCGTAACCTAATTGCTGTCCACTTGTTGCACCTTCCAATTCTGCTTCTCTTGCGTACTGCCCTCCTGCTGGAACAGCAAATGAAGCCATTCCAAGTGTAGGATTAGCGAAGCTTGCAAGTATTGACGGCAACATTCGAGTAGTTGAAGATAGTACATCACCGGTTATCTGCTGTGCTTTATTCTTAGCCTTATTAGCTTCACTATTTGCCTGTATCTCCTTCTCAAATCTATTCTGTGGCTCCTTAAAGGCATTTGTTACACCAGATATATGTTTGAGTGGGGTATTGTCTACCACTGTAGCGGCTGCGTTCGTCAAGCCTTGTTGAAAGCTGTATAAGCCTTCCTCTGCTCTATTGCCAAGATATGCAGCCGTCTGTCCACCTAACTTTGTCCTGTATGCGGCGGTATTTTTTGCTCTTTCTTCCGGTGCCATGCTTTGCATCTTCTTTGTGCCACTTACAGCCGACTTCAGCAAGTCTGCACCTGTTTGCTTATACCACGGTTTAGACACTTTTTTAACATTTTTATTGGCATTTTTATTGACGGAGCTATCCATTTGCTTTTCTCTATTTTCCTTAAAAGCAGATTTTTTCAAGGCGGCTTTTTCCAACTCTTCATCTTCTTTTTCTTTTAATCTGCTGCTATACAGACCGCCGCCGCTTTTGGTCTTTACTTTTGCAGAACTATATAGTGCCATTGTCTCACCACCTTATTCCATCATTGATTTAAGCTTCTCGTAATTTTCAATTCCTACCTCATTTATTATTATTTTCTTCCCATCTTGCATTTTTTTCTTAAACGCTTTAGGGTCGGTTTCGGCAAGTGTATAATACTCTTGATATTTTGTTGATTCTGTGGTAGATCTGTTTTTATTAATCTGTGCCTGTGCGGCCTGAGCTAGTTTTGTTGCTCCTTCGTAGGTGAACGTATCGTAGTAGTCTTGATAAGAAGTGTTATAGTTTGCAAGCCATCCTTCAGGATCTCTTATTGCCAAATCCATTTCAGCAGTGTACACAGGGTCTTTAACATAATCCGTTGCTTGCGTATCCTCCCCATAACTTTTCTGCACTTTCATTGTACCCGTTAAATCGCTCAATAGCTGTTCATACAAAGGCTGCCCAATAAGTTCAATATTCTGCTGTGCATGTGACAATAGCCAATTGTAGGCTTTTAGTGGGTCATTCGCGTATGATCCATTACCACCACCCAGGTAAATGTCTCTGAGATCATAATAATTCTGCATCTGCTGTTCAGTACCCGTTGAAGCCTGTTCTTCCTCTGCCGCTATTTTCGCCCTGTAATCTATAATAGCCTTTTCCTTCGCCAATTGCCGTCTATCCGATGCAATAGCTTCCTGCTCTTTCCTCTTGGCATCTTCAACCGCCCATTCTCTTTCCTGCAATGCTGTTTTAGCCTTATTGGACAATGTACCAACCGCTAACCCTGTCAACTGTGAAATTTCATTATCAACATAATCCTGCTCTGAAAGTTTCTGATAGGCGTTATCAATCAATCTCTGTTCCTCGTCTATCCTGTCAAGTCTTTCCTGTCTCGCCGTCTGCCTCGCCGTGTTGTCCATTTCCCACTTCTGTGTAAACTGGGTGAAATCATCACTTGACAGATTCTGAAAAAAGTTAGCAAACTCCATCAACCTTTGTCCCTCATTCTGCCAATTCTCACGGGCAAGCTGTTCATATTGGGGAATTAATGCGGCGGTCTGCTGTGCTACATTAGCTATAGTAGTATCACCATAAAGCATATTGCGTGATGCTGCCATGTTCCTAACGCCTGTTTCAGTTTCTTTTTGTGCTTGTTGCAAACTGGTATCAGTAGCAGGATTATAGCTGAACGGCGTGTTTGCAAACTGCGTAATTTTATTTGTGGCATCGGCAAGCTGTGTCTGGTATGGATTTGTATATTGCGGTGTACGGGGTGATAATCCTGCTGCTGAAAGTCTTTGCTGTACAATGTCTGGATTAGCGTATAAATGTTGGTCTGCTCCACCTGTGAACCCCGATGAATCAAAGTCCTTGCCGTAGATCGTTACAGACTTCGTTGCGTTGTTGTAGCCTATATCATCGTTTGAATACCCCGCGCCCGTTAATATGCCACGTATTGGCTTAAGGTTTTCATCAATCGGTGTTTGTGTTCCATATTGTGTAACTGCCATGTAATCAACTCCCTATTGTATAATTTTACAAAATAGTGGTATACTTATTGTAGGAGGCGAATATAATTATGAAAAAATTTGTTTTAGGTCTTATCGTAGGTGCTTTTTTATTTACCATCGTTCCAGTTATAGCTACAACTGAGGAAAGTTACAACGTTCCATCATCATTGGTTGAAATGGTTGAAACCGCGCTAAGCAAAGCAGAGAGCCGAGAGGAATACAATAGGATAAGTGAAATATTAAATTTCATATCAAACCCTATGGTTATTTCATCCGGACCAAACTTCAACCCGAATGGCAAATATAATTTTGGTAAATCGGTGTATGAAAAATCTAAAGTTGATTCAGACGGTAACATAACATGGGTAAGAATTAACTAAACTATACTCGTTACAATTCCGTTTGATACAGACACTGTTTTCCCATCTACAGTAGTAAATGAGCCAGTTGCACCGGATATTTTCGGCTGGTAATTTGATGTTACCCAACTTTCTGTTGCATATCCGCTATCTTCAAGTCCCGTTACAGAAGCACTTGAAAACCCCCATTCACCCCTCAGTGTACCAATAAACTCCAAAATGCCGCAGTTAAATTGTATAACCCATCCGCTGTCTGCTTTTGCCGTTATATTCATGTAGTCATTAAAGTAGATTACTCTTGTTGTAGAAGTTCCACCGGCTCCCAGGTGCAAATTGTTACCTACAAACGCATCTTTTAATGTTGATATATTACCAGCAAATACAGCTTCACCTGAGGAATTAAGGGTTAAAGTTAGGCTTCCTGCGGCATCGTACATGTTGAACACGAATTTGCTTGTTGCTGAATCATATCCCAACATCAATCTTAGCACTGGCGTAGCTTGTTTGTCGTACATCATAAGCAATGGGCCATCTATAACCGTTTCACCGTCTGCACTTTTTATATCACAATAATTCGTGTACAGTCTGCGTACATTCATATGGTCGAGATTTCCCAATAGGTTATTTGCCCAATTATTTATAGCGCTTTGTATGCCACCAATCATATCTGCCAACTGTGCATTTGAAATCGGATCGTTTTTATTTGACATGTTGATTGTTGGTTCTTCAAGTATTAGTTTCTCAAATTTTCCCATCGTTAGCCTCCGTAACTTAAAGTATTAACCTCTGTACCATGTATTCGTTTAAAGCCTGTGCCGCTATATTTCAGCCTGTAAGACCTCAATTGTTGTAGTTTATCAAGTGGCACTATCGTTCGCTCGTTTGACGGCTCATTTGTGTATGTCATATCTGAACTTACCGCAAGCGAATTGTAAGATGTGCTGTAAACATCTGTGCTGTAGTCGATATTCATTGTTGCCGATGTTGAACCGCTGTGGAGCATCCACACATCTTTTACGCCTGTTTCGTATGACAGCTCGTTATTGTTGTACGCCTTGGTTTCCATGCTCCATGCTATAGCTGTTGAATTGTCTGCGCCTGTCATCAACGTACTGTTCATGTTCCATATCCGCCCATCAGCGTTAAGACCATAAAGCGTATCAGCTATGTTGGTGAAATTTACAAAGTTGCCATCTTCGACAAACCACTTATCTTTAAAGGTGTCATATACCAAAATTATATTGATTACTGTGGATTTGTAAGGTATGGCAAAATAGACTTTATCGCCTTTATTCCCTGCACAAATTAGATTCTTGTAAGACCAATTTATACCTTTTATCCACTTATCAACCTTTTGAGAAATTATTCTCGGTGTGCTTCCGGTGTATAGATATATACCGCCGTAGTGCATCCAATACAGTTTGCCTTTGTTCTCAACATGTGCCTTGTCATTTACACAGCCTATCTCATATGATCCGTCCACTAAGTTATAATTCAATGGGTCCGTACCATAAACCTCATGGTATGAGTTTTCGGCCCATATGATTACATGATCGTTGTATGTTCTTATTGCCGTTATAGGGCCTCTTGCGTTTGTAACATCAAAGTTACCGGCATCAAGAGAAGTGATCCAATCTGCAACACTTCCCTGTGCCGAATGTTTGACATTCCTCTTGTCACTTTCCACCCCAAATACCCTATATCTATGCGCCGTGTATAGATTGCTATGAGGTGCGTTCGTGGTCATATCCACAAGCGTAGTTGAGCCATCAAAGGCAAAAGTTTTCTGTCCAGCAGAAGAGCCATTCGCCAACACTGTAAATCTATACGCTTGCGTGTTAAACTCGACAAACTTTCCTGTTTGATTCAATAAAGTAGAAGAAATCGTCGTCCACGCTGTAGAAGCTGGTAAACGGTATTTCCATACTGCACCATCAAGTATATGTATGCTTTCGTTATTGCGCTGTCCAAAGGCATTTAGCGCTGTACTAGAAGCATACCCAGTAGATTCAACAACCCTGTCATTTCTCGTTCGTATGTCGGGGTAATCATCGGCGCACATATTTAACACATCGGTCAATTCAGATTCATTTATGGACATAGGTGGTGCAAATGTATTCACGCCATCACCGTATTGGCGGACAACTTTTTTAGACTTGTAATTTAACGGTCTCCACATTGCCATACTATCACTCCCATTTACCAACTTTTATAGCTCCATCTTGTACGTGGTGTCTTTGCTCTTTTGTTTGCCATTCTCGTTTTCATTTTGCGCTCTAACTGTGTCGCATCAGCTTCGTAGTTGTTCGCCAAATCAACGTTTGGGAATCTGCCTGACTTTGCTACCCTTGCCATGACTTTAAACTTGATTAAATCAACATAGTCTTGGTCAATATTGAACTGTACTGCAGTATCAGAAGAAGCGAATATCGTAGGATATTCTTGATATAGCAGCCTTGCTGGATAGCCATTATCTGGGATAGGGTATAGGCCTAATGTGCCGAACGCATCATAAAACTTGCTCCCGGTCATATCTTCATCATACCCCGCTAAAGAGTACGGTTGAAATACAGTATCATCACTTACGGCCTCAGTTGAACTTGCAATCAATACACCGTTTTCAAGTATCATGTCAATCGAAACATTCGTAGGCAAAGTATACGTTCTTTGACCATTAACCGTTGTAAATTCATACATAGTGTCGGGTGTCATATGTTCCCATACCTTGCGCTGTTCTGCGTTAATTAAGCCTACCTTTGTTGCTGTGGTAAGCGAATTTGGCAATAGGGTGTCTATATAGGTTAAAACATCTTGCAATGTTTCTGACAAATTAATCACTCCTTCCGTAAAAAGAAAAAAGAACCCATTTCTGAGTTCCTTACTTCGTATAATTATCTGTATGTGCGCTATAATACTCCGATGGCAGTCCAATAAAAGTTATTTGCTCCGGTTGTGCCTACCCTCGTTGCGGTAAACCCACTTACTGACACGCTTGCAGACCTTATAACTTCAGCAACATCTATAGGCGTTATCATAACACAAAGAATCTTTGCAAATGCTGTTGGAAACGTTATTGCCAATGTGCTTTGACCGTTTGCAATAGCATCAGTTCCGCATTGTTGCCTTTGCAACCCATATTTATATGATGTAGCTCCATTTTTGTAATCCAATGCTTTCAAGTGTTCATCGTTAGGGTGCTTGGTATATACTACAAAAGATGGACTAATCATGCACTCAATGCAATCAACATATACAACATCATCTGTATCTGAAACTGCTGACGGGTTAATGTAAAAACGTACTGTAATGTGATGTGTTCCGTTTGGCACTATTCCCGATGATGTGTAATCTTTAAAAACTCCTGTTTTGTCAAACACATCTGTTGATAATTCAAGATACGTTGTGGAATCATCACTATTACGAAAATACATTTGCATTTTATTGTTTTTATCATTTGTAGTCTCTGCACGGATTGAAGCTGTAACCGTTATTGTGTCACCTACTGTGATGCCATTATCAACGATAACTATTTTAGATTCAAGGTAAGAGTACGTTCCATCAGAAGTTATTTTTGCTGAGTAGTTACCTCGACTTTTTATCGTGCTTTCCTTTGCTAACGCCGTTCTTGCTGCTGTCCAATCATCAGGTGCAACGCTATCCCCACCACTCCATGATTCAAACATGCCATTTTTTAGAAGGTTTGCAAAATGCGTATTCATTAGCTGTGAAGAGCAATACAATTGCGCGCCGGTTTCAATTATTGGAATATCTGCTCCGTTTTCCGTATCATAAAACTCAATTACATTTCTATATGAGCCCGCCCTTGCTGTCACGCCGCTATCGCCTGGCGATAATTGATGGAAATAATTCGCCCTGGCTGTGGCATTGAGTTCAACACCAATTCCCGTACCCCCTGCACTTCTGTATATAGTAACTGATCTAAAAATATTGTTGTCGCAATCATTCATCACTATACCATTATTGTTATAAATATTTATGGCTATCATTTCAAAGAGATTAAAACTTGTATTGCCATCACCAGTTCCGTCCATTTTAATAGGGACACCACCGCCATCTACTGCGTTGGCTTTAATTTTTATATTTTCAAAATGGTTTGCGTTTGTATCACCTTGATCCGCCGCTGTATTTTCAACAGTATCCAAATTCATATATACATTTGTGCAACGCTGTAATGACAAATTTTCAAAATAACAGTTTGTAATTGAAAGCAAATCAAGTCCAATTCCGGCAGTACCTTGACCGTTAAGCATAAAGTTTTCAAAATGACAGTTTGAAGTTTTTGTGTATGCAACGTCATTTCTGGCGGTAAACCGAAACATTGTTCCGCCAACTGCGCCATTCCATAAGAATTCACAACGTTTACCCGTTAATAGTCCGTTGTCATTGATGCGTTCTGTGCTGACGCCGATTAATGATATTTCAGAAGTATCTATCTCAATGGTATTCGAAATTACACAAGTTTCAAAAACAGGGAATATTAATGTACCACCTTTATTTGATTTCAAATATGCAATCTGTGCTAATAATGCAGTAGTATCATCCGTAACACCATTAAGCGTAACTGCCGCTAATGAAGCAGGAGGATATTTTACATTAATTTGGATTTCGGCATTATCTGCCATATGCAAAGTAAGGCTATTTACAGTTATAGTTGATCCGCCTGTTATGGTAACATTGTTTCCTAAAAAGGTTATGCCTGTAGTGCTAGTTAATGCGGTTATCTTATATGTCTTACCGCTGGTAAAGTATACTTCACCCGTTCCAGCCGTTACCGCCGCATTTACCGCCAATTGTACGGAAATAGTATCATCCGTTACGCCGTCACCTACAGCTCCATATGCAGTTACCCACACTTGCCCTACTTTGTCCGTATAAAATGAACTTATTTCTCCTGCTGTTGAATATATTGAGTTTAATTGTGCCGGAGTTGGCATAAAATCACCTGCCTTTCAAAATAAAAAGCACCCCCTAAATGGAGTGCTTCATGTTCGTTAAATTAACTTATGTCGAACTAACTCACCAACGTATCAAGCAACTTTATGAGGTCACCTTTCAACATTGATGACTTATCCTTCTTGTATTTTGCGATTGCTTCTTCCTTCGCTTGCAATTTATCAATCTGCGCCTGTGTAATCTTACCCTTTGCAAGCATCTTACCTAAAAATTCTGCTCTATCCATGCCTATACCCCCATTTCAGCCAGCAACAAGCCTTCCATTGCGGATAATTCATCCACTGGAATAGCTACAGCTACATAGGTTACTGTGATTTTGTCTCCTGCATCTACAGCACTATCCATCTGCAAATACTGTGTAGCTTCGTCATATACTGGCTTGACTTCCTCTATAGGCTTCCAGCCTTCCGTTGTGAGCGTTTCAACTGGCAATAGGTGATAGTTTGATACTGTCCTGCCATCTGACAATATGCCAGATGTTGGTAGAAATAATTCTGTTCTATTGGTTATTCGTCCGTACATAATTTACCTCCTATGGTGCTTTGTATGGATATTTAGTAAGACAAGTTGCTACTCCTGCGGCGTAATCGGCTGCGGATATTTCGTTCGTCATGAGCGCATCTAAATATCCGTATTGGGCTTCTGCACCAGTGCAATAAACTCTTATAGCCACACCAGTTGCGGCATCAATATCAGATGGTTGCAAAATTATGCCTTTTCTAACGTAATCGGTTGTTGCATTATATCCCGATGTTACTAGTCCTTTATCGCCTGAACAGTCAGCAGCTATTTGTATGCCTGTTGCACCATTAAAATTTTTCAAATACGCTGAGATTAAATAGTATTTTGACGTACTTAACAAACTTAATATATCCCGATAAATAAACATGGTAGCTTGACCTGCGTTAATGGTCAACTTTAGACAGTTTGTACCTTCGTATTCATTTACTGAATCTACTGTATTAGTGCCAAGAACAGCAGTCCATCCAGTAGTGGCTTCACAACCGCCTTGAGCAAATAGATTTGTGTAACCTTCGCTGCTCATTCTAATTACGTTACTTATTAGCATACTATGCACCACCTTGCTGACAGAATCCCTCAAATGAAGTACCACCGTCCCATGAAACATAAGTGATATTATATTTCTTACCCGTTGCAAAAGTGGGGGCAGTAGCAAACGTTGCTCCTGTGGGGTGAGTAATGGCACACCCTGTGGTACATATAAAATGTACTGTCGCCTGTATTAAACCGAGTGCGGTATTGATATTGCTGAAAGCAAATATTTTTGCATTGGCATCAGCAGACGTACATTCAAAGTTTTTTATTGGCTCATTATTGAGGTTAAAAGTGTATGTATCTGCCACTAATGCAACTACTGTTTTGTTCGTAATTGCTGCCAGCTGTGGCCCTGTCGCACCGCTTGGATTAAATTGTCCATTATTTAAACTCATATGCTTCACCTACTCCCATACTACAGCTTGATATGCCGCTGTTGTTGAATCGCCTATGATTGATAAGGCTGATAATACTTTCAAGTCAAGCGATTGCCCCTCAATGAGTTTAAACCCATTTGTCGTAGTAGCGGCGGCAAGAGGATTGACAAATATTGTGCCGGTTGATGCATGAACCGTTATATCAAAGTTTGCGCCATAGACGGATGAACCTAATGTATCCACTGAACCTGCGGCGGTTGAAGCCACATTTTCAAAAACAATAGCTTTCATTCTCCTGTATATTGGTCTAACGTAATTTACCATATAATTCACACCCTTTCAAAAATTAAGGGGGATTGCTCCCCCGTGTGTTAAGTTGACACTATACCTGTGCTAAGAGAACTGGACAATCCAGCAGCAGCCTTATAAGCTACATTGGTTGAACCACTCTCAAAGTCGAGAATTGCCCATCTTGCAGTAGACACACCGACAAGCCTTGCATAACTGTAAGGCTGCGCCATTGCTACCGTGTGAAGGTCTGTTGCTATTGCAGTTGTGCCGAATGAAACAATGTCAATGTCTGAACTTCCCGTCACAACAACGGTTACATCAGACGAACCAGCAATTGCAGCAGAGGAAGCTAAAACAAGTTCTTTAAATGTACCTTTTATTGGTGCATCAAGAGTATACTTCTTTATCGTGGTTGCTGCGGTTGAAAACTGAACAAATGAAAGTCCATACGCTTTCAAATTTGCAGTAGTTGTACCATCTTCAAAATAATTTACAGGCACCGTATTTGAATATGCTAAACCTGTTGAACCCATAGCTTTTATAGCTGTACTATTTCCAACATATAATTCGCCAGCTATTACATCACCTGTTGAACCTATAACTTTAAATTCCGTTGAGCCATTCTGTGCATACAATGCTGCACCATTGGCAAGAGTATATTTTCTTCCCACAATTAATCACTCCTTTCAAGTGAAGGGGGTTGTTAAGCCCCCTGTTGTTTATGCTCCGGCATTTCCAACGATGCCGATATTTGCGAGCGCGCCTGTCTGATACATTGCGATAGCATTCAGATACAGATTTTTCGTGGATATTTTGTCCTCATCGTTGTCGAAAGCGGTTTTCATGTACCACTGGAAAAGGATATGTTCAAACTTGCTGTCCCACATAAACCATGCGTTGGTATCGCTCATGTAAGTAGAATAGTGCCATGTGATCTTGGGTAGTACGTTCTTGGTGTTGCTGAACTCATTCGCCTTATTGGTTGAACCGTAAATTTCCTCGATGTCAAGCATGTTCTGTGAATGGGTCAAGCCATCAGTAGGATAGGACTTGATAGGGCCGCCTTGGTGATTTTTGAACGCAGAAAACATTTTAACCATTGTCTTATGGTTGTCTGGATCAGTAAGAGTTGAAGCCGTTGCAAGAGTATCATTGAAAATTCCTGCAACTTCAAGCAGAGGTTTACTATCAGAGCAAAGGGGAACACCATCAGCAAGGTTAGTTGTGAAGGCATTGTCCACCCATCTTACAGCGTTGGTTTCCTCTAACTCCCTCATGGTTCTGGAAAGCTCATTCGCCTTGATGGAGTTAATCTGTCCATACAGATCATACTTGGTTGCTTCAAGAGTAACCTCATAACCATTTGCCCATGTAAGGTTTTTGATGGAGGTCTGGTATGCCTGTCTTACCTTACCATAGTTGATAGCATCGCCCTCAACCTTCTGCTCTGCTGCTTTCAAATTGCCCATGCTGTCATAGGTCTCAGTTTCTTTAGTTGCGGTTTTTTCAGTAGTAAATGAAGGATATTCTACTGGAAACGCTTCAAAGTTTTTATTGAATATTTCTTTCTGTCCTGCAACAATCATTCTGGAAATATCCGCGGTCATCGTATAAGCCATTATTCATCATCCTTTCTCATTAAACTAAATGGGTAGTTGCAATTGTGCCGTATACCTTGTTTCTAGTTGTGGAATAACCGGTCACTCTGAAAAATCTACCTTCTGTTACGCCTGTTGAACCTGTGGAGCAATCAAGAGAGGCGCCACCGGCAGCGGAGGGGGTACTTGAAAACAATGGTCCAAGGTAGTAATTCAAATTGCTTGATACAAGCGCGGTTGTTCCTGCTGTGCTACAATCAGTTTCCAGTTCATCGCCAGGTAATACCTGCCTGATATAGAACGGGGTTGTACTTCCTGCCGTGGTAGCATCAGGCACAGCGGCAATTATGCCTCCGATTCTCCCTTTAATATTCGTAGTTGCTTCGGAAGTGTTGTACAGATAGCCGTAGCCTCCCGAACTTTCCACAACTAATCTTCCTATATCAGTAGCACCGATATTTCCATTTGCTCCTGCGCAAGGCTTAACCTTTGTCAAGCCTCTCATGGTAGCCTGTTTTCTAAAATCGTACATGCTTCATCATCCTTTCATAAGTTTATAAAATTTCTCTGCATTCCACGCGCTGTTTGGTTGCGCTTTCTGCAATCCTGCTAAAGCTGCTTTGTCTGTTTCATCAAGCGGATACGGGTCTTTTACTGGCTTCGATGTTGAAGCAGGTAACTTCTTATCGTCCGCATTACGCCTGTCAAGCAATGCCTTTTGCTCGATTTCTGTCTTGTACTCTTTCAGCCTTGCCTTGCCTCTTACTTTCAAGTAGGCTTCTTCCAGGTCAAGGTCAATGCCCTTCTTTTTAAAGTCAGTTATGACGGATTGGATTTCCTTCTTATAAGTCAAGGCATCTGAATAGAAGCTGTCACGTGTCAACTCTTTCAAATCCTCGTCTATTGGTTCCAATTCCTTAAACTGCGCTTTACGAACTTCCATCCTCAGGGAAGTAAATTCATCGGCAAGCGATTCTGCAACATCTTCATCAAAGCCCTTGTCTATGTATTTCTGCCTTAATTGGGTCTTTGTGAGTTTTGCATCTGTATCAACTTCCTTTTCCTTGTACTCCCTCAGTTGGCGTTCAAGTTCCTTGCGCTTGCGTTTCTCGTCTAAAAGCGTAGCAAGTGGTACTTTGTCCTCTTTCGGTTCCTCTTTGGGTTCCTCGACAACTTCCTCTACAGATTCATCAAGGACTATTTCATCAATGTTACCGCCTTTGTCGTCTGCTTCTTCCATAAAAGGCATTCTAAATTTACCTAAAAACATATACAACCTCCGAACCCTTACGGGCAAAAAGTCATTTTATCGGCAATGCTCAACCGGATTTGATAGCGGGTTTACTCCCGCAACACCCTTTCGGGCAATAAAAAAGACCCTTGCAGGTCACTTACATTCCGACATCATCACCCCTTATCAGCCGTATTAGTTCATCCTTTGGCGTTTTTCGCCAATCGAATTCAATTCCGTTTGATCGTGCAACCTCTTTTAAAATGTTTCCATCTACTGGTGCAAGGTTATTCTTGGAGATAAACACCGCAACCGTTTTCAAATCCATGCTTACCACAAGGTTTAACCCATTCTTTAGCTCTGCAACATAAGGATACAAATTCCCGCCGAATGAATTTTCCAATCCGTCAAAGTGACGTATAGGTATCATTCGCTTAATCGGCGCTGTATCGTATGGGTAATCGTTCTTTAACTTATTTGCAAATAACATTTCTAACCTCCATAATCAGGTAATATAATATCCCGTTTCAACATTTCACCTTGATGTGCAACACTTCTGAACGTCTGCCCTGTAGGGTCTACATCGTACCCACTGGCTAAATATGACGAGTAGGTTATAGGGTATTTGGTGATTGTCCCACACTTCCTGCAAGTAGCTTGACCACCCTTAGACCACATTGCCAACCCTTCACAGTGTCCACACACCGGAAGTCTGGTTAATGGGTAACGCCCTTCTATCACCGTCATGTTGCGGATTTCATCATTGTTTAGAACATGTTTTAAGTGTTTGTTGCCATTAAAGACAACCTTAACGATTTCGTTATGTTCTTGAATTGATGCCATTTGCACCACCCCCAGACATAACAGGCCTACCATCTGCCCCTATTGCTGCTGTAGCATCTTGAAGCTGCTGGCCTTGGGTGACTTGGTTCAGCATACCTTGTGCGCCGTTTTGCCTTATCAAGTTAGCTTGTGAACCGCCCATCGTTAAGCCGCTTTGATCGTCAATCTCGATCGGAAGTCCCAAAAAGTCCTTGATAAACTTTCTGAATTCCTCATAGTGGATAAGGTTTCTAGGCTGTCCGTTTTCATCAAGTGATTGTAAAGCGGCAAGCCTTTCAAGCATCTGCCATAAGAAAGTTTTATTCTTCGGAAGTCCTGCGCCGATGTTGATTTCAATGTCAAGGTCAACCGATTTGGTAACATCCTTGCCGCCTTCCTGCATAATCTCCCATTCCGGAGAAGGCAGGTCCGGATTTCCTTCTCTGAACTTCTTTTGATATGCCTGTGTAGCAGGTTTCATAGCTGGTACAGAAGTCATTTTGCGGAAGTCAACCCACTGGAAGTCTGCTTTATCTTCGCTAAGTCTAAACGCTTTTGCTTCGGTGTAATGTTCCATCATCAGCCCTAAACAGTATTGGCAAACTTCTATAAGCGTTTCTTGCAACATGAGTTTCTTGTGGTCCGTTGACAAGTACCCTTGCTGTTGCTGTATGCTAGCCTGTGTTGCTGTGTCTGAACTCTTGCCCTGTCCAACCATCAAATCGGAGAATCGTGTTACTCTCTGCGCTTCAACGTGAATTCTGTCTAATAAACTCCACCATGCTTCATTTATTATGCCGTATTCAACTTTATGTACTGGAACACCATTTACGGTTGAGCCTTCGTAATATCGTGGTTCAAGTGAGTTTTCATCGAAGTCTGACAAGTCAACCTCTGCATTGGTGTCAATCAATATTAAGTTCGGCCTTGCACAGATTCTTATTTTGTCGTACAGTTCATTAATCAGCTTTTGCAGAGGTAACAGTAGCTTACCGTCACCGAAACCGTATAGCTCTCCTTCTTCCGGATACATAACGGTTATAAAGCAAGGGTAACGGTCATTGACAAATTTGTAATATGATTTAATATTCTTCTCGGCTGACTTCTGATTGTCTGTTCTACTGCCTTTTTTGTGGGAATCATACAGTAGAAGTCCATCACCGCTGATTTCCATAAGCCTTAACTTGCCTTTTTGCCTTGACCACAATAGAAGGATATGAGCAGAATCTTCATCGTCAAGCGTATCGTCACTCTGGAACACTCCATTGTCCTTGTATAGCAGACTACCGAAGTCAACCATATCTGCCTTTTCTTTGCCGTATCGTTCCTCAAAATAAGTCTTGGAGGCTGTTACAATCTCGCAGATATAATCTGCTTCCTGGAATCTCAATGGATCCTTTATCTTTCCATCGACAAGTAGCTTATTCAATGGTGTAGGATAGATTTTAGCAAGCCCAAACTTGCCTATTGCTTCACTGTCCCAGCTTACCGTAAATGCGCCTATCCCGAACTTTAACCTTCTGCGTTCATGGGTAGCAAGCACAAGTTTTATCTTATTCTTGCGAAGTGTCCAATCAAGACCGATTCTCGCCCATTCTGCAAACGGTTCATCGGAAGGACCCTCTCCCCTTGTCGTTACCGCTATGTTCTGTTCAACAAGCTGAGATACTTGCCCCTCGATGTTGGCGTTCATTATGTTTACTTTTGAATTAGGCTTCTTATCTACGTCTGGCTGACTATTTGAATAATAGTTTTCAATATCTTCCCACTCTGCAAACCGCGTACCCATATCACCTATGCGTTGGTTTAACTTTGATATGTAGTTATTGACCATCGTCATTTCGTCTTTGGTCATAAACTTTTCACGCTTGCTATCTTTCGTTTTTCGCCAATCCTCTGAATTCATCAGCATCACCCCTTTTTAAGCAATAAAAAAAGAGACCACCCACCGGTTAAGGTGAATGGTCTCAATGGACTCTACTTCATATTAATTGAATATTTGTTTTTGCATCGGTTGCACAACCGTATAATGTCTGCACTCTCTGTACTTTTGGAAACAGTTATATCATCCGTTTTAGCATCTGCAAATAGCTGATCGCAGTAAGGACATCTTAAAGGCTTATCCATCCTTTTTCCTCCCAAGTAATCCGTCATTGTTGCGGTACTTCTCATATTTGTCTGGCTTGCCCTTGTTAAATTGAATTATGCCGAAATTAGCTAACAACGCCAAACTTGCAAGGCATATGGCAAATGTTGATAATATAACTGAAATTAAAACTTCCATTCAAGTACACCACCCTTCAATAATGCTTCTGCCATCATCATATCCTCATAGGAATCTATATCAATGCTGCGGCTGTACGGCATCTCATATTTTGTCGCTGTTTCATCCCACAACTTATTCTGTTTAATAAGTTCCCGGGAAGTAATGAAGATTGCACCATTCCTTTGAAAATGTTTCTCGCTTGTGTGCTTATCATATGGCTTGTCTGTCTTGATACCCATGTAGTAGCCACTGTATAGGCATGTAGCGTTTGAACCTCGGTAAAGCTGTATTGCATCATCAATGTCCTTCGCTGTCCGCAGAGGGCTTGTAGGCTGTAAGAGGCATATGGCGTCTATGTGCTGAGCGAATGCTCTCTCATATGATTCAATAACGCTTTTTACAACTGGCATCATAGGCGTATCATCTTGGGCGAGTTCTTTAGGACGTTTGATAAATTTACATCGCCCATCCAAATAATCGAAGGAATCGCTTGATATGACAATTGAATCAATCTTACTGCCCAATGCTGCATTTATTGTGTACTTGATGAGTGAAATATCGTATAATGGATATTTATTTTTGTCCTTAATACCTTTTGAATTAGCCCTTGCAGGAATCAACCCTAAAATCATTTTTCAATACCTCCACAATTTTATTTGCTGTATTCCCATCTCCAAACCTGTAATCTCGTTCATACCTTCCGTGTTTTATAAGCTTTTTTATTATTGAAAGAATATCGTCTTTATCGTAGTCTAAAAACCATACATTTTTTCCGTGTTCCCTGTTGTGCTGTCTCTTGCCCACAATAATTGCAGGAATCCCATAAAATGCACCCTCTTTGATAAAACTTGACGAATTACCTACACAACATTTTGCATTGTAAATCAACCTCAAATATTCGTTAGGGTGAAGGTCTTTGACAAACTCAACATCCTGCTTATGAATCAGCTTCAACATTGCCTTACTTCCTGCATCTGTGTTCGGGTTCACCCACACTTTATGTATATTTATACATTGCAATGCATCCACAAGCGGCAACATGCTCTCAGGGTCTGTAGTGTTCGGATGATGAAGGATAACAATGTATGGCTCTGCGCGTGTATTGGTCAGGTCAACATCATTTGTCAAAGCTGTACTTCCCACTACATGCACATTCTTAAAACCCATACGCCTTAGTTTGCGCCCAGCTTTCTCTGTGACAGGAAAATGTATGTCTGTTAGCGCAGATATAGCATAGCGTACCTTATTGTCGATTGTGCCAGTATCCTCACCGCCCTCTGAATGGGCAAGGGGGATATTCATATATGCCGCTGCTATTGCAACCGCTAATACTTCGTGTCTGTCTGCATGGACAAATACCAAATCTGGTTTTAGTTTCTTCAAGGCATCCGTAACTTTGATGGTCAGCAATCCTGCTGTGAGCGCCATTGCTTCGGTATCGTCACCGCTTAACTGTGATTGTATGCGGAAGTCAGGTTCAAACTCATTTTGGGCATTATAAAAGCTGCAACCATATATCAATTGCAGCTCAAAGTTTTCCTTTACCGCTTTTATGACGGAACGTAAACGTCCAAAATTGGCACGGGATAGAACACATATACATATTTTCATTTGTCACCTACACAATATGATTATTCAGATCGTAATTAATCTCGCCAATTGCACCGTCAAGCTGTTTTACTCCTGCATCTAACTGTTCCATCTTCCTTTGAAGATTTTCAATTTCAGCAAGCATACCGTTTTTGCGCTGTTTCAGTTCATTCTTGCGAGTTTTCTTCTTTAATCTCACTTGATTGTCTGTGTCAAATCCGTAATCTTGTGGAAATTTGCACAGTTCACTGTTGCGAGGAATGAGGACTTTTATACCTTTGCCGGCCGCATAACCTATGAAGAAATTACAGCTTGGCCGCTGAAATTGGTATTCGCTTTGCTGCGCCATATCCACGCCGGTAATCCAGATTTCTTCATACCATTCATATATTGCAAGGGCCACCATCCATGAAATGCTATTGCTGTATTCAGTAAATGGACTTCCTGCCTCGTTGATGATGAAATTTTGATTGAAATATTCCTTGATTTCCTCTCTCGGATATGCCACCGACATAGGAATATCGTCGTAGTGTTCCTGCATAAAAATAGGAACCTTACAGTTCCTTAAGAATTCCGTATGTTCTTTTGTGTTCTTGCTTGGACTGTCGGGGGAATGAATCTCAAACCACCTGTCCGCCCTGCCGTTCTTGATTTGCTGGAACAGTTTGTAGGCTTCGTTGAGCGTCCACACCTCCATTGTCGGGTCATCAAACGGGGTAAGTGTCCATGAAGGAGCAAAACCCATGATGCAGACACGTTTCCTTCTTACTTCTTGCTTCTCAACCGCCTCAACCAATGGCTTCAATTCCTCTTGAATCTTCGTTATCTCTGTAATCTTATCCATTCATTTATCTCCTTATTTTTCTCCAATTCTTTTTTAAATGCTTCAGTATAGATTTTATAAAATTCTTCGGGGTTTTCTTTGATAAAATTATATATCGCCGTTCCCAACAACATTTGACCATCTCCCTTTATAAAGCGGAATTTTTGCTTTGTAGTTCCTGTAGTCAACCAGCTCTTTGAATTCGCTTACTGTACTTGAAAACTTATGATCGTTCCCAGGTAAATCCTTGCCTAATGTAAAATGGCGTTCAATGTACTCCATTCCCATATCAATAGCTTTTTTGGCGCATTCAATATCTGCTGTATGGTCTGAAAAGCCGTCGAATAGCGCCATCTTGTCAAAGTCTATTTCATTCTTAGGGCATGGGTAACGGGATACGCAATAAAAAGCTGTATGATATTTGATTATTTCATGTGCTTTTCTGTTACTTACCATGCCACAGCTAACAAGCATATTGCTGAAATTCTCTGTGCAGTATTGCATTAGTGGCTCATTGTCTGCGTCCGGTGAAGCTATCTTTACAATATTTATGCCTAACTCTTTCAACATCTTCGCCTTGTCAAGTGAAAACGCCGTAAACAGCGGCTTCATGCCATATTCCTTACATTTGGATATAATAAAAGTGTGGTCACTAGGAGATAACTCAACGCTTCGGTAATATTCCTTTGACTTTTCGTAGTCTGGCCATGCAGGATTTAGCTTTTCTGCGTTGAAGGATTGCCACTTTATGTAGTCTACTCCCGCCTCCGCTAACAACTTTATGCCTTGTTCCATTATCCGCCTGCTGCCCATATGGTTTGAACAAAAATCTCCAATAATTTGTGTACTCATTCGGTATCTCCCTTCATTATTTTGAGCAATAAAAAAAGACCTGCCTCCCAATTAAGGGAAACAGGTCTGCTTGAGACGCTTTATATTCTTATGTGCATTTTTAAATCGGTTTTGGGGTGTATTTTTTTATATCGTTTTCTTCCTTGTATCTTCCATAATTTTCTAACATGCTCTGTATTATTGTTGCAATACTTTTTTTTACGTTTATTTATGAACTTCTTGTTGGTTTTGTAATACTCTTTTTTTCGTTCCTTGATGCGTTCTTTGTTAGCGTTATGGTACTCTTTATTTTTTTTTGAAATAATGTCTCTGTCTATTTTTCTTTGTCTTTCCTTGGATGCTTCCTTTTCCCTTTCCTTATACGTAATGTTTGTATGATACATAACTGTTTTATGACACGTGTTAAAATATTTTGCTATCACCCTATAACTCATTCCAGATTCACGCATTACCCGCATTTTAGCAATTGTCAGTTCGTCCATATCACACCTCAATAAGCAATTCTAATGTTTTGCTTATTTCTGATGTAAATTTTTCAACCCTTTCCTGTTGGTATTCCTTGTCTGTTTTTGAAAGAAAATGCTTAATTTTTGGTATTTTTTCATTAACAAAAGAAACAATATCAATTAACAAGGCTTCTGCTTCTGCTTCAAACCTTTTATTGGATTGTGCCAATATTAAATCCTTTTGTGCTGTTACCTCTAACAGTTGGTCATATCTTTTACTAATAATTGATTTCTCTTGCTTTTCCTTTTCGTACTTATTTTGCAATTCATCAACTTCGGGTGTGATTTTTTCAAGTTCCTTTTTAAGCTTTGCGTTTTCTTTTTTAACCTCAATTAAAGCTTTGGCGGTCTTGACTTCGCCCTTTAAAACCTTTTCTTTAAGTTCAGGTGTAGTATCTTCTTTTCCATATTCAATAACAAGCTGTATTGGTAGCTTTTGTAATTTACCGCAGTTTTGCTCGTTTATTTCATAGTATTTAACGTAGTTTCTTGCACATTCAGGGCTTATCCCAACTTTAACAACCCATTCTATAAAGTTAATATCTGTGCCCTCAAGCCTTGTTTTTACGTTTTTCAATATTTTGCCGACATTATATACGGTTGCTATTAATGAATTTTTGATTTCACTTTCCTTTTGATCTAAATAGTCATTTAAACTTAAATCTATTGTATTTTCCATATTTGACACGCTCCTTTTATTTTGGTGTGCTTAAGTTTATAATTCCTTTGCTTGTAACCACTACATGAGTGGTTGCCCCACATTTGGGACATATTTTCTTAACCTCTCCCAATGCTTCAAGAAGAAGTTTGCCACATTTTACACATTTTACAGGCATTACTTCTATGCTCATTGGCATCCTCCTATAATCCATCATATTCAAAAGTAAATTTCGGCTGATTAATAAATTCAACAATTTTGTTTGCAATGTATACGTCTGTAGCTTTTCTGGCTTCAAGGCAGTTACCACCGATATGAGGTGTTTGAATAACATTGCCTAGCCCTTCATATCTGCTGTCGTAAAAGTCAGATGCGTAAGATATTTTGTTTTGGCATAATGCGGTTAATAGTGCGTCATGGTCAACAATCTCAGCCCTACTTGTATTCACCAATAACGCCCCCAGTTCCATCATTGCGAATTCTTTTTCGCCAATCATACCGCGTGTAGAATCGTCTAAAGGAACGTGAAGGGTGATGATGTCGGATATGCTTAGCCATTTGTTGTCTATGCCTTTATCCCTAAAAGCAACAGTCATATTAAAAGCTTCTGCATATTTCGCCACTTGCTGACCTACTCTGCCATAACCGATTATGTGCAGCGTCTTTCCTTTTAACTGCATCCTGTTCATCTTTGCCAACTGCAATATCAAACTCCATGTGTGTTCGGCGGTACTTGTTATTTCTCTGCCCTCATTGGCTTTCCAATGTTCGTCAAGGTGGATTATTGGCACGTTGCTCCTGTTTGTGATGTGGTCGATTCCAGTACACGGGCATCCGATAAATTTTAGGCAAGGATAGTCTTTGGTGTCTACACAGGTTAGCCCTGTATAAATACCTTCGTATGTGTTAGTCCATCCATTTCCTTTTGTTACCTCTGCCACTTCCTCCATGATCGCCCTTGCTTTGGGGTGGGGTTCGTCTAATAGTAAAATTTTCGGTTTCATAGAACTCTCCTTTATTTTTTATTTGGCATTGCCAATACTTTGATTTCTCCGTTCTTCTCCATCATGCGGATTTTAGCATCACTGTAGCCCTTCTGCTTCAGCTCACCGTAGACGTATACGCCGCTTTGTTTTATATTGCTTTCCGCAGGTATAACAGCAGGTGATTGCCTCGATACACAAAAGCACCGTAAAGCATCTAAAAGATGTGTTAGGTCATGGGGTTGTGTTGCGACATCGTTTGGGTTTTTATCGTCCTTTTGGATATTAGTTATAGACTTCCATAGATCAGGCGCGACACCTTCATCTATCGTCAAGTTGGCTGTCCTGTAAGTTTCTCCTGTTTGCTCATTTCTCGCATCATACGGCCTTATCCACTCTTTGACAGCTATCCAGCCGGATTCTCTATCGTTGGATGTCTTTATAAGCTTGACACCGTTTTCATGGAATATTGTAAACGCAGACTTTCCTGTGTCATTTCGTCTATTCCATAGGTCAGGCGGCGCATAAAATGAGTGTATATTCTCACTGCCTGTCAGCTTTAATATTGCTTTTGCTGCCTCGGATACAATAAGATTCTTTTTTATGAATTGCCTGTATATCCTTGCTTTGTTTTGGGTATCAACATATATCCACAATACCGCCGTAGCATCAAGCCCATAGTCAAGGCAGACAAAACGTTTGTAGTACTCTGGTATGATAAGACTAGGCTGTACAATATGAATTTCCTTCCGCATTTCAGGGAAAGCGAATCCACATAAAGAAGTAAATTTTCCGTACTGTCTGGCTTCTCTTTCTTCCTCGGTCATAGTGGAAACAAGCTTGTTAATTTCATTCTGCGATAGCCACGGGTTATCTTCCCATTCTGCCATCCAATACTCAACGTCAGGATCATTTCGTTCATTAAGGTAAATAAGGTTATACACAAATGTGAGACCTTTCAACGGTGTCATGGTAAACCATATATCACCTTCGGTATCAAGCACACGCATTTGGCATTCTTGGAATATTTCAAGTGGCGGTTCTTCATCAAACCATATCCAGCCTTGCGAAGTACCTTGAAAACTTTCCCTTCCTTGTTCGCAAGTTTTAAAGCCTATCGTTTGACCATTCTTTAATATGATCTTATCTATAATAGAGTTTGCCGGATCATCCTTCCTGCCATGGCGTATTACAAAGTCTTTGATTTCACTCTTTGGCAGCCAGTTTAGAATCTCTTTCTGGGCAACATCACGCTGAACCTCGTTCGTGAGAGAGACAACCCATCCTGAAGAAGCTATGAGTTTTCTAAACCTGCTATTACCTGTAGCATGACATACACCTTCGACAGCTCCTGCGACAGTTTTTCCAACCCTGTTACCACCAAAAAAAGCCTTCGATCTCTTAGCACTAGAATGAAAGGCTATCTGCTTTTTATGTATCTTCTCTCCTGTGTTGTATAGTTCAAGCCGTCCTTCTTTTCTCCTGCGTTCTATCTCTTTAAGGTTAGCTTCTACCTTCGCCCGTATCTCTTTTACTCGCAATTCTTTCTCGTCCATTGGGTATCACCTACTTAAATATGTCTGGATTATCTTTTATAACCATGTGTAAGGCCTTTGATAGCCTGTCTACTTCATTCTCATTCTGTTCAAATCCGCAATGTTCATAGATCCCGTGAAATATCTCGTGCAATAAAACATAATCAAGGTAGTCACCTGTTAAGTCTTTGCGTATTTCAATCGTATCTTGACTATAAATTATTTGACCGTCCGTGTTTCTATTGTCGGCATTGCATTTATCAACTATTTTCACAGCGTACACTTGACCGCCTATTTTAACTTTATCAGGTATCATAAATCCTCCTTATTTTCCTCATGGCTATTTATTGCACTTTTGTATTGTTGGTATTTCTCGCACGTTGCCTGTTCGCAGACATATGGAGTGTTGCAGTATTCACATCTATGGCATGGATATTCAATCATGCTTCGTACCTCACATATGTTTCGGTTTCAATGGCATCATAAACATTCTTACACGTAACAAAATTATAGATACGTTTCAAAAATCCATAACCCAAAAATTGCACTACATAAGTTTTCTTTATATATCCAAATGGCATAATATATCCCCCTTTAATCCCACATTTACCTCACGTTTCAGTCTGTTTCGCATTTGCTTTTTGCCAAGTCTGCGATTTGCTTTATTTTGTGCGCCCGATTTTCCATGGTTATAATTTGAATACCAGCTTTGATATTTCATAACAAATGATCTTTGTTTCATTGGAAGATAACGCACCTCCTTTAATCCCCATACACCGCCAGAAGCTAACTTCACAACAACCGATAACTTTTAGGCTGCGGTATTGGGGGAATAGTTTACCATCTCGCCCATTTACTTTTTCTAAACAGGTCGTATACAGTTTTATTTATCTTTTCGCCTACCGTCACCACGAAAGGATTTACAACAAAAACCTTCCCTTCAATGGTAGATGCTTCTACAATTAAACCGACTTTAATTAACCGGTATATTGACCGTTTAACAGTAGGTTCAGATACTTTTAAGTCACTTTGCAAGTTCTCCCGGGTAATCAGTTTACCATTAGGATATTTTGCAACATTACTCACATAACGAAGGTTGACAGCTAAATGCATGAACATGATTAATTCGGATGCAGACAATTCACAGTCAACTATTAATGGGATAACCTTGTGGTACAGTTTTGTAAATGTCTCGCCCTGTGGTGCACTCTCAAATTCATGGAATGCCTCAACACTTGCTGCATGGACTATTCTGTCCCCGTCTTTCAACTCTGTCATTATTTGACCTGTTTCTGTATCAATAACAATTCGTGCCATGCTGTCACCCCATTTAGATCAAATTTGATACGAAATCAAAGAAAAACGGATCATTTTTGATACGTTTTCATAATACGTTGTAGCCCTTTATTATCAATGTGTAGAATGCTGTTTTAAGGCGTTCTATTCCTCTTTATCTATTAACTACTCATTTAACCCCTTT